GCCGGCGTGATGCCGGTGTTGGCGATGAACGTGGTATCACCCACCGTCACGGCGCGGAAGTCTGAGCCGACCGATGAGAGGTAGCCGCTCGACAGGTTCGTGACTGTGGACTCCACGCCCGTGTCCGCGTCAATCACCTTGATGCCGCTGTTGGCGATGACCACGAAGTATCGGATGGAGTCGTCGCGGAACACCGGATGAATGAGGGGGTCGTTCCACCCGGTCAGTTCCGCCAACTTCTTGACGAACTCGAACGGGGGGCGCTTCATCAGGCCCCGGTCTACCGACGCGAGCGCGTTCTCCTGCGCCTCAGCCTGCGAGGCCAGCCGCTCCCACGGGTGCCGTCGAGAGATACCGCCAAGGAGGTTGGCGATCCGCTGAAGAATCAGCATCGAGCGAGGTCTCCTCCAGCGTTAGGTCGGTCCCGGCGAGTTGCGCGTATCCATCATCCCGTAGGAGCCGGAATACCGCCCGCCAAGGAACTCGAACTGCTGGTAGTTGTTGAAGAGGTTGTAGTCGTCCTCCAAGCCTTGATCGTTCTCAAGGATGAGGCGTGCGGCGTCCTCCTCCTCCTGCGTGAAGCGGTTGAGGGACGAGGAGCCGACGACAGAATTCTGAAAAGTGCGAGCCGCCGCGAGCGAGATGTAGGCGCGAGCGGAATCCGGGAGGTCTTCGAAGGTGATGTACCACACCGGGTCGATGTAGAGGTACGTGCGGTCGGCTGTGGGGAAGCCATCACGATTCTTGGCGCGGTCGTAGAACACGATGACCGGCACCGTCTCGACGTACTTGCGCGACCTCCGCAGAGCAGCGTCAATCGCCTTCGAGCCGATCTGCGCCGCGATCTGCGACACGCGGAACGAGGCGAGATTCGCAGGCGGCTTGAAGATGCCGAGCGACGTGGTCACGCCCGCCGTATCGACCCAACTGTAGGTCGCGGTGCGCGTGATCTCGTAGCCGAACTCGGTGTTGAACTTCCACCGCGTGAGCATGGTGTCGCGGGCCTTCTTCCGAAGGACGGCAAGCGCCATGACGATGTCGTCCTGCGTCTGCACGCTCAAGTCCGTGCCGTCCGCCAGCGGCGCTTCGCCGATGGAGCCTAGCATGGTGTTAACCGCCTGTAGCTCCGTCATGGCGGCGGTGTAGGAAGGAGGCATGAGTCCTTAGTCGTGTTGTGAGGAGAGAGAGAGGGAGAGACAGAAATGGCCGGAGCTTCCCGGAGTTGCGAATACTCCAAAGAACCTCCGGCCATCGTTGTACTTCTGAGGGAACTACTCGGCCTTCATCAGGCCCGCGTTGATGAGGCAGGTCCGCAGAGCCGTGATCTCCGTCGCATCGTAGGTCGAAGTGACAGCGGTGAACGCCGCGGGCGTCTGTGGAAGAGGCTGGAAGTTCCAGCGGTCCCGCTCCGACTGAGCGGCTCCCGTGCGCGCGACCACGACTGCCTGCGACCGCGAGGGCACGAGGCCCACGATGTCGCCGTCGAAAGTCAGGATGAGAATGTTGCCGCCCGCCGTGGTCTCGAAACGAATCTCGTAATCGAGCGCGACGGTGGCACCAGACCCAGCATTGACTTCGGGCAGATAGGTCCGCACGGGGAACGCGAGCGCCGAGGAAACGTAGGTCTCGGTGTTAGCGACCGCTTCGTTGTCCGCAGCGAGTGCGCGAGTTGCCATGTGGTGATGTACCTGTTGGTTGAAGTTGGGAAGAAGAAACAGGAGAGAGCCCCCGAAGGGACTCTCCCTGAGCGTCGATCTTAGCCGGTTAGGGCTTAGGAGGTCTTGATCTCGACGGAGCTTTCGGGCCGCAGGATGCCGTGACCCATCGCGTACTTCGCGACCATCAGGGTGCCCTGACGCCGCACCTCGTAGTCGGTTTCCAGCGCGAGGTCGAGCAGCTTCACCGTGCCTACGGCGCTTCGCTGAGCGACGACGCTCACCACCGTGGTGAAGTTCCCCTGATACGTCGAGGGACCCACCGTCACGTTGGTGCTGGGCACGTTGTTGGTCTTCACCAGTTCGATGCCCGCGATGCGGAACACCTTGCCGGTGGCGAGGCTGCCGTTGTCCATACGGTTGTAGTCCGAGTGGATGGCCTTGGCCGCAGAGTTCACGAGCAGGTAGTACTGCTCCGGCTTCAGGAAGGCGAAGCGATCCTCTTCGGGTACGTCCTTCGCGTCGAGCGCCTCGGCGGCGTCGAAGATCGAACCGACGAGCGAATCGGCGTTCGTGTGGGCGTCCGCGTCGGTCACGACGGTTCCACCGGACAGGCCGGTGACAGTCGCCGAAGCGCGGGCCGCGAGGATCATCACCTGCGCGACGTGCTTGTCGAACTCACGCGCGAGGGCAGCGCCTAGCTGCGTGGAGTACTCGCTCCGCACATCGAAGTGGCTCATCGCCTCGTCGATGTTCGGGATGAAGGTGTCCGCGATGAGCAGGCCGTCGATCTCGATGACGCGCTCTGCATTCGGGATGGGCGTACCGAGAATCTCGGCACCGGGGACGTGATACGCGGCAGAGGTCTTGCCGGTCGCGGGGAACTGAGCACTCTTCCCGCTGGAGATGGTCCGCACCATGTGACGGGCGAGGAACTTGTTCTTCTCGGCGAACGCGGCGAGAACCTCGCCAGCGAACATCTTGAGGAACAGGGCCTTCTCGTCACCAGCCAGATTGATCTGACCGACGCGGGTTGGATTGGCGTTCATTGTCTGTTGTGTCTCGTGTTGCGAGAGATGAGGGGGTGCTGGTACTGCGGAATCAGGCCACGGGCTCGTACATCACGCGCCAAGGTTGTCTCCCGCAGGAGGCCAAGGGGATCAGCGACGAGTTGTTCGTGGTGGGGGTGTTACTAGAGCGGTGAGCGGGAGTTGAACCCGCAACGTCCACGATGGCAACGTGGTGCTCTGCCATTGAGCTACCACCGCAGGAAGGGACCCCCTCCCCACCGGCATGTCCCTCCGCGCAAAGGAGGGAACGCTTGAGGGACCCGGTATCGGGGAGGGGGCCAGTGCTGCGAGGTTAATCCCCGAAAGCCGTGGCCAACGGGGGTCCGCCGCCGAAGCGACGAAAGGTGCTGCTACTCCTTCCGACGAGACGTGATTACGTCCGCGATGGCAGGAGCGATCTTCTCAGCCGAGCGTCCGACGACGTAGCCGCCGACGCCGATCTTGAGCAGGTCCCACATATCGCTAGGGACCGTGACCGAGGGCTGTGAGAAGAGCGGGGAAATGATCCAGTTGTAGACGAGGATCACGACGAACGTGAGCATGAGGAGCGGACGCCAGTTACGCGCCAGCCACGACACAGACTGTGCTTCAGCGATGACGACACGAGCCTGTTCCTTCGCGACCTCGGCATCCACCTGTGCGAGCTTCAGCCGATAGTCCTGCGTGATGGAGGCAAGCTGGGCCTTGGCCGCGAGCTTCTCTTCCTCCGTCGTGGAGATTCCGTCGATCAGCCCGCCGATAGCTCCGATGGCTTCCGAGAACGGGAGCCCGAGGAGCTTCAGAGGATTCGGGAACGACATTCCTACATGATCTCCGAGATACGCAACCGCTGCATGACTTGCGCCCGGAATGCCGGGTCGATCTTGTAGCGCGGGTCTCGTTGATCTTCGGTCAACTGCGCGATAGAGGCGTAAGGCACGACGCCCGCGTTACCGGGCACGCGACCGCCACTCACGAGCGAGCCGTCCTGACCCAACGCTGTCGTCCGCTGCCCACCGATGGAACGCAGGAGCATCTTGGCGAGGGTCATGTTGCCCTGCTCGATGGCCGTGTTGTAGGCCGCGATCTCCGCCTCTTCGAGGTTGTCCTTCGCCCATTCGAGGGTGGCCTTGAACTGCTCTTCGCCACCAACGACGGACGCGAGGTCCTTGGTCTGCTGCGCCGCGACCGCCTTCTGCCCCTCGACGTAGACATCGAAGTCGGCGAGCGTCAACCCGGCGCGTGACAGCTTGGCTTTCGAGGAGTCGCTGAGGGTTCCGTCTTTGAGGAACTCCTGTGCGAGCGAAGAGAGGAGAGGGGTCTTGTCGGTGGCCTTGCTACCGATCTTGGTTGTGGTGGTGGACTCGTCAGTCTGAGAGCCCCCCTCGTCGGTCTTCTGCTGCGTGTTGTCGCCCTTGACACCGAGCTTCTTTTCCAACTCGGTGTACGCCTTCTCCAGATCAGCCTGCGTGGCGAACTTCCCGAGAATCTTCTTCTCCTGCTGGTCCTGCACCTGCTGCGCCTGCTGGCGCGTGGCGTCGGATTCGAGGGCGATACGCGCGGCACCGCCGTCGAGGTTCTCCGTGCCGCCCTTGGAAGTATCCTTCGCGGGCGTGCCCACCGAGATCGAGAGGTCGGTCACTTAGTGCGACCGGAGCAGGTTGCCGTTCTTCGTCCGGTAGAGGCCAGCCGCGAGCGTGCCGTACTTGTTCCGCACGTACTCGTCAAGAATGATTTCCACCGGCTCCTGAGGCTGGGCCTCTGGCTGAGGGGTCTCCTCGACCGGCTCCGCCTCGGACCTGCTAAACTTGGGTGCCACGTTCCTACGCTCCTTGCATTGGGGTTTCCTGCGCTGCCGCCTGCGTCAGGTCGGCGGATGCCTTCACGACCTGCGGGGCGACCGTTTGATCCATCGCCGCTTGCTGCGCGGCCTGCTGCGCGGCCTGTACCTCTTCGTCGGAGCGGACGAGACCTTCGGGGTCGATCCCGAGTGCCGTCGCCTTGCGCCGGTAGTAGTCGCCGGGATTGAAGTACGCTTCGCGTGTCTCGGGCGTAAACACCAGCTCA